TAATCAGTAGTGCCGGAGCAACCACCGTGACCAGCTCTGCCGCGTCCGCCATGTGGCCCCCTGACTGATGACCCTGACCCCCGCCTATATCGCCGAGCTGGCCCAGCTGGCGCCGTCCGCGATCGTGGAGCTATTCGAGCTGCACCTATCGGCGGAGCTGCATGGCGCCTGCCAGATCTACCGGTTTCATGCTGGCGTGAATGAGCGCACGATCTCGGGCCATGTGGTGTGGGGCGGCGCCACCTATTACGCCTGGCCGATTGAAGCCGAAGGGTTCAGCTGGGAGGGAAAGGGGGCGCTGCCCCGGCCACGGGTGCGGATCGGCAACGGCGGGGGCGTGATCTCTCAGGCAATGCTGGAGGTACGGGCCACCTCAGGCGGCGACCTCACCGGAGCGAAGGTGGTTCGCATCCGCACCCTGAGGCGGTTCTTGGACGCTGTGAATTTCGAGGGCGGCAACGCCACCGCCGACCCATCCGCCACCGCTCCGGCGGAGGTGTACTACATCGATCGGCTGAGCGGCGAGAGCGCCGATGCGGTGGAGTTCGAGCTGGCGTCGGCGTTTGATCTGGCCGGTGTGCGGGTGCCGAAACGACAGGTCCTTGCCAGCACCTGTCAATGGCGCTACCGCCGTTGGACCGGCAGCGCCTGGGACTACTCCGGCGTCGATTGCCCCTATGCCGGCACCGCCTATTTCAATGAAGCAGACGGCGCGGTGGGGAGTGCTGCGCAAGATGTTTGCGGGAAACGCCTGACCAGCTGCGAGGCCCGGTTCGGCGCTGGCAGCGAGCTCCCATTCGGCGCGTTCCCTGGCGCCGGTTCATCGTTCGGGGTCAATGGATGATCAATCAGGATGTGATCACGGTGGCGGCAGCATTCGCCGAGGCCCTGGACCCTCACGAGAGCTGTGGGCTGGTGATCGAAACCAACGGCCGGCAGACGTACTGGCCCTGCGGGAACATTGCCGACGATCCCGAGCGGGATTTCATCCTCAACCCATCGGACTGGCGCCGGGCGTCCAGGGCCGGCACCATCGTCGCCGTGATCCATTCGCACACGACGACCCCGGCAGCACCATCGCTGGCCGATCGACTTGCCTGCAACGCCTCCAACCTGCCGTGGGTGATCATTCAGGCCCGTTCCGGTGAGGTGTGCCATCTGTCGCCTAAGGACGGCCGCCCGCCGCTGATCGGTCGGCCGTGGGTGTGGGGAGTGGCCGACTGCTGGACGCTGGCCCGCGACTGGTACTGCGACCATGGGCTGTGGCTGCCGGATTTCCCGAGGCCCGCCACGCCTCAGCAGTTCGAGGCGGCGCCGACGTTTGATCAGCACTGGCCATCGGCCGGATTCGTTGAGGCCCTCCCCGGTCAGGCCATGCCGGGAGACCTGCTGCTGATGGCGCTGCGCTCCACTGCCGGCCAGCTGAACCATTGCGCGGTGTTGGTTGAAGATGACCTGATCCTGCACCACATCCGGGGCCGGCTATCGGGCCGGGAGCCCTATTCAGAATGGTGGCAGCGGCAGACAGGGCGAATACTGCGCCATGCGGACTATCGAGCTCTACGGGCAATTGGCGGACCACTGCGGGGGGCAGCAGTTCCGGGCGATGGTGCAATCGCCAGCTGAGGCGGTGCGTTGGCTGCTGGCGAATTGGCCCGACCTTGAGGCCCACATGATGGGGCAGTTCTATGAGGTGCGGGGTGATGGCGAGCCTCTGGAGCTGGAGCTGTTGCCGTTTCCCGTGGCGGGTGTAATCACGATCACGCCAGTAGTCGGCGGCGCTGGAGCGACGGGGCGGATTCTGGCCGGAGCGGCATTGATCGCCTTGTCATTCGTGCCCGGTCTGCAGCTGTTTGGCCTGGCGCTGGCTTCGCCACTGATGGGGATCGGCGCCTCTCTCGTGCTGGGCGGCGTGGCCCAGCTGCTCACCCCGACGCCACGGATTGATGAGGGGATCAAGGGCGACCCAAAGGTGGGTGCCAGTTATGTCTTCAGCGGGGTGACGAATACCAGCCGCCAGGGGGTGCCGGTGCCGGTCTGCATGGGTGAGCCGATCGTCGGCAGTGTGGTGATCTCGGCTGGGTTGAGCGTCGCATGATCATTTCAGGTTCCGGCGGGCAACAGGCAGCGACTGGCACCACCACGCCGAAGACTGCGAAGGATTCGCTCAATTCAACGCAATACATCCAACTAATTGATTTAATCAGCGAAGGGGAGATCGAAGGCTTCCCGTCCGCCCGTGCCTATACCCGTGGCACGGCAGCGTATAACGTGGCACTACTCAAAGATATTTTCCTTGATGGAACGCCAATCCTCAAGGCATCGGCCAACCCTGTAGCGCCATCAGCAGATGATTACAACTTCCAGGATATAACAGTTGCCGTGCGCTATGGAACCGCAGATCAAGAATATGTGCCGGGCTTTGAGGCGGTGCAGACTGAAGTGTCGGTCGGTGTCACTGTCACCAACGCCACGCCAATCAGCCGCACGATCACCGATCCAGATACTGACGCGGTACGGGTCACGGTGTCATTTCCTCGGTTGGAAAAATATCTAGAAAACGGAGACATTCGGAAAGATGAAGTAAATTGGCAAGTGCACATCAGTTACAATTATGGCGCTTATTTCATGGCGGCGCGTGATACCGTCTACGGCCGCTCCGCTGACCCCTTCCAGCGAACGCTCTCAGTGCCGCTATCGGGGACGTTCCCCGTGGGGGTGCGGGTGGTTCGAGAGACGATTGATCGGCCCTCCAGCGAGAAGGATCCCAGCGGTGATCGGCATTACGACGAGTTCAGCTGGTCAAGCTATACGGAGCTGACCTACGCGAAGCTCAGCTATCCGCACTCGGCGTTGGTGTTCTTGCAGGCCCCGGCCAGCACGTTCACCACGGTTCCGGCGCGGTCGTATCGGATCCGGGCCATGAAAGTGGCGATCCCGAGCAACGCCACGGTGAGCGCTGCAGATGGCTCGCTGACGTTTGCCGGCGTCTGGAATGGGACGTTTTCCACCCCGCAATGGACGACCGATCCGGTCTGGCAGCTGTGGGATCTGTTGACGACCGCCAGGTACGGGACTGGTGATCACATCAGCGCCAGCGACCTGGACCGCTGGGCTTTCTATGCGGCATCGGTCTACGCCAATGGTCGGGTGCCGACCGGAGTGGGCAGCGCCACAGAACCACGGTTCAGCTGTCACGTCGCGTTGCAATCAAGCACCGAAGCATATAAAGCAATCAATGATCTAGCCTCAGTGTTTCGGGCAATGCCGTTCTGGCAATCAGGTGGAGTGAGCCTTGGCCAGGACCGGCCAGCAGATGCGGCGCATGTGTTCAATCAGTCGAATATCGGCGCGGAGGGGTTCACCTATTCCAATTCAAGTCGGACGCAGCGCCACACCGTCGCGGTCGTCAGCTGGTTCGATCGTGATCAGCAGGATGTGGCCTATGAGGTGATCGAGGACCGCGATGGCATTGCCCGCTATGGCGCGATTGTCGCCAGTGTCGAGGGGTTTGGCTGTTGCTCTCAGAGCCAGGCCCGGCGGGTTGGGTTCATGTTGCTGGCGACGGAAAACTCAGAGACCGATGTGGTGACATTCAAGGCCCTCGCGTCGGCTGGCGTAGCGGTGCGGCCGGGGATGATCATTGCAACGGAGGATCAGCTGCACAGCTCTGGCGCCCGCCGTGGGGGGCGGATCGTGGGCGGCACTACCACCACCGTGATTCTGGATACGCCTGTGGGATCATTGCCCGCGACGACCTCACCGGTAGCGATGGTGGCCCTCGCTGATGGCACCGTGGCCTCCCGCGCGGTGGTCGGCGCCTCGGGGTCCACCCTCACGCTTGCAAGCGCTCTGCCGGCTGTGCCTTTGGTGGCCGGTTGTTATATCTATTCGGATGCGTTCAGCCTGTGGCGGGTGCTAACCGTTGGCGAGCAGAACGGCGATGAATACCCCATTACGGCGCTGCAATACAACCCAGCAAAATATGACTATGTGGAGCGCTACCTGCCGCTGGGCGGAACCAGGCTGACCACCACAGTGAACCGCTCGACACGGGTGGGCACCGCTCAGGTCCGGGTGGCACCGCAGCAGCTGGAGTCGTCCTACTCGCTGGTGAAATCCAGTCGGGTGGGCACCGCCAGGGCCGGCGTCACAGTGGCGGCAGCGGAGTCCACCTACAGCGGCCAGCGGTTCAGCAGGGTGGGAACTGCACAGGTCAGGGTGGCGGCTCAGGCCCTGAACTCCTCCGTAACCTGAGGCATGGCAACCGTCACCCCGCTTGTGTTCCGCCCGTTTCTCCTGGCACTGGCCCAGAAGAAACACGACCTCTCAGCCGACACCTTGAAATGGCGGCTGACAAATACTGCACCCTCTCAAACCTCCGCCCTGGCGGCTGATGTAACCGGTGAGCTGGCAACGGGCGGCGGCTATACCGCTGGCGGTGGTACGTCCTCCATCGTCAGCCTCACCGAAAGCGCTGGCGTGCTCACGCTGATCCTGGGCGACCCGCCCACATGGACCGGCAGCGGATCAGGATTTGGGCCGTTTCGCTATGGCTATTTGATCAATGATACGGCTGCCAGTAAGAACCTAATCTGCTACTACGACCACGGAAGCAGCATCACGGTTGCTTCCGGCCAGACCTATACGACCGACCTGGATCAGAGCCTGGGGATCCTGAAACTCACGCTGCTGTGATGCCATGCCGACTGAGATTGCCGCTGTACTGATCGCCTCCGGCCTGGGTCTATTCCTGGGATGGGGACGCCGCACCGGATCGAATGAGGTGGTGTCAGCTCGCCTCACCGCCGGGCTGGAATCCATCACCGGCGAGTTGGTATTGATCCGCCAGGAGATGCGTGAGGACCGCAAGGAATCAAGCGTGGCCAACCAGCGGCTATTTGAAAGGATCACTGAAGTTGAGCGCGGCGTGATCGATCGCATCAGCGGTGTCGAGGCCCGCGTTAGCGTGCTGGAGGGTGACCGGTGAACAGTTGGAGCGGTCGTGTTATCTCGGCAATTCTTAAGCTTATCACGGTTATCCTGTTTACACTGTCATCAGTGGTCATTGTTGAGGTGATTCGCCATGACGGCCACCAGGCTGCAGCACTGGCGGCGCTGACCACATTCGGCACCAACGCCCTGTCATTCCTCGCCGGACTACTGGCCCAAGACCACCGCAAACCCGCCCCCTGAGCATGAGCAACAACGCACCGATTACGCTGGAGCAGCTGTTCCGCTACTGGCGGGATCTGCCGCACCAACGGGCAGCAATCCCCCTACTGGAGGCTGACATCAGGCTGAAGGGCTATGAGGTGGCGATGCGACGCGATCGACCATGGTTCGAGACCTGGAGCCAAGCTGGCAAGCAACCTGAGCCCGCAGGCCCCGGCAGCTGGCTCAGGCTCACCGCCACGTCCCGCACGACTGCCGATGGGCTGCGGGTGCTGTGGTTGGGGTACTGGCGCGGCGGTGTGGAGATCGATCACCTGGAGGTGGTCAGCGGCGCCCCTGGGCGGCAGGCGTTCAGGCTCGCGAGTGCAAGCAGGGCCGGCAGCCTAGAGCCACTGCCTGAGGGGCTCTGGCGCGTTGGTGACGCCGCATGGGCGACAGGGGTGCGGGATGACTATTCGGGCAGCTGGGGGCCTGGCCTGGGTCCGGTGTCGATTCCGCTGGCATTCGTCGGCCCCGGCCGGACGGAGCGGGGCAATATCGAGGTCCACATTGACTCCAACGCCCGAGCCGGCAGCCCCGGCACCGCCGGCTGTATCGGCCTATCGGGTGAGGGCGACTATCGGAAGCTGATGACGTGGCTGCGGGCGACGGATCCGAGGGATCTGTATGTCGATTGGAAGCTGGGGTCGTGTCCAAAGCCCTGATGGGTCGGCTAGAGTGATCTCACGGGCCTCCTTCGCCCGTGTTGCCGCCTGTTGTTTTTTTGACCCCTGGGCCTCGATCGTTGGTAGCGATCGGGGCCTTTTGCTGAGAACAGCTCCCTAGCCTGCCAACGAGTGGCGCTCCGGCCCCGACCACCTCAACAGGTGGCCGGGGCCTTTCCATTGCTCAGACTGCATCACCCCTCCCCTCCCGTCTGCCCATGGGCCTAGCCCCCTGGATGATCTACAGCCCCTCCCGTGAGCGTGCATTTGCCCTGGAGGCCGATCGCCGCGAACTCCGAGCCATGCCGCACGCCGAGTTGTTGGCAGCCGCCGAGCGGCTCACCATGCGCGACGCGATGCAGGATCAATTGCTCCGTCAGGCGATCGGGCGAATCCTTGAGCTTGAATGCGTCCTCGCAGCTGACCTACAGCAACGCCAGTTGGGCCGTCGCCTTCCGTGGTTCCGCCGTCTCCCGTGGCGCAACCGCTCGTGAGCGGGAGCGGTTCACCTCAACGGTGGGCACCTCCAGCAAGGGCGGCGTCGCCACCACCTCGAAGCTCTCCAGCAGCGGCAGGTCACCCTGCGCTACGCCCCCCAGCCTGATCCGTACCTCCAGCACGGCCCGAGCCAGTCGGGCAGTCGCCTCCACCTGGGTCAGGCCCAGCAATGCGGCAATCTCCCCCGGCGCTACCGGCTCACCCGCC